TTTGTTTATCCTTACGCTGTCTGGGCTTGCATTGTTACTGTCAAATCATACGCAGGATAAGCCACGCCGCCTACTAAAGCTTCTGTAGGCCTACCGTCCGTAACGCCCACATTAGCACCTAGCACCAGCGAAGCAAGGTTAAGTAAGCTGCGCTGGGCGTCTAAGTTGCCTGGCCCTAAAGTTATTACCCGTACCGGAAACGACATTTTTACTATGTTGGCGTTAAATGCTTCGAAGCTTGGCGCGTCAATAAAAGCGCAAGGCGGGACAAGGTTTCGCGGGTCGTTCACTACTTGTAAACCTGTAACGGCTGAAAGTGTCGTAGTTAAATTTGTTAGCGACGTATTAAACAGGTCTGTAAAGTTTTGGGGCATTATGCAACCGCTGGCCTATCGACGCCTAACAGCTGTTTAATCATTGGCGACAAACCAAAACTATTAGCTGTACCTAGACCGTCAAACGACGCAAAATCTTGCACGCCGCCGCGCTGACGATATAACGCCCCGCCATACATAATTGAACCTAATTTAACTGCTTCATTTGGTACTGTCGTTAAACTTTCGTTTTTGTAACCTGCTTCGCGCCTTCTGGCGTAACAAAAATTGTTCGAAGCTGCCGCGCATTGTGTTAAAAATGCTGTATCGGCTGCCGTTGCTGTGCCAATACCTAACCAGTCCTCTATTTGTGTTGCAGTTATCCAAGTGCAAACAGGCGTAGTAGTTAACGTGCCGGACGCTGCAATTATGTTTACGTTGTCAGCTGTTTTAGCAAATAAAACCTGGTTAGCTATCGGTCTTTCAATGTCGTAAAGAAAAAAGCCTTCTATATCTACGCCATTAAAATAATATTGTGGCAACGCAGCGACGGTATAAGTACCGTTAAAAGTAGCGTCGACGCCTGCAATAGTTACGCTTTGACCTACTTCTAACGGGTCAGCGTTAGTAACAAGTACGACTACTGCGTAATTATCGGTTAAATATTTTTGTTTGACCGAATAGACGGCCATAGCTGGCCTTCTTTCTAGTCGTTAAACGAACTTGACAAACTTGGTAGCGTCTGCCATAAACGCGGCTGCATAACCTCTAAAGGCAATAGTGCGGCCAAGTGTGGCTGGTACGTCTACTGAAATTGCGCCTTTTTGCTGTTCGTAAAACTCGAAACCTGCGGCTGGTCCTGCAGCGTGGCCCATAAACGAACCTGGCGCGTTTTTGTCAACGACAAGCACAAGGCCAAGCGGGTTACCGTTCCAAGTGTTAGCGGCTGCGTTACCTGCAGCGTTTTGACCCATAAGGTTCGGTGCGCCTGTGTACGGAAATACTGGTCGGTTTGCGTCGTCCACTGATGACGAAAGCGCCGCCCAGCTGGCTGGCGTTACCACCATATGACTAGGTAGATAGTTTGAACTTTCGCTAATTTGTCGTGCGCCGTCATAAATTGCAGCTACCCAGTCAGCGCCTACGGCTGTATCTGCGACGCTTGCAGTTTGTGTAATTGCAGCGTGGCAAGTATCGACAGCGTAATTATCTGTTGCCTGACCATAAGCAATAGCTAACTGGTTCAAAATAATGTCAATGCTTGAAGGGTCACTCCAATCAAGGTCTTGTTCGCTGACGGTCACATATGTACCGAAACTTAGTTTTGAAATGTCATTGTTTGAAACAACGACAGTTGAAGCGTTAAGCGGGTCGAATTGTGCCGACTGTTGTGCTACTACTGGCCGTGTCGTAATTTTTGGTCGGCGAAAAGTTGCACCGGCTGTTGGCATAGCGCGAGTACCAATTGCGCTAACAAATGGTCTAATCGGGTTAAGCGAATCATAAACCGAACCCACAATAATTTCTGGCAGAATGCCTGGCGTCGATTCAGTGTTAATAAATGGTGCTACGCCTGGCGCGGCTTCAATTCGTGCCGCGTTAATGTTTGCGTTAAGTTGTGCAAAATCTGAACCGCCGCGCACATACGCTGCGATATATTCCGAAGTCGAAGGCAAACGAAGTTTTTTTGGTTGCGCGTAAACAGTGTGTACGGCTGCAGCTTCGATTACTTGCGGGGTTTCTACTGGTTCGTTCATTTTTGTTACCTCTTGTTCTGGGTCTTGTTTACTATTTAACTCTACTTCTGGTTCTGTTTGGTGGATACTCGCAGCCACCCGTTCAACTTTAGCGGCTTCAAAAGCGCCGTAAGGCAAAAGGCTTAATTCTTGCCAATCGGCTTTAGTAATAATCATTGTGCCAGCTTCGTCAAAGCTAAATTCGACTGGCAAAATACCTACCGAAACGCTATCTAAAACGCCGTCTTTTGCTAGTTGTAATGCTTCGTCGCCTGCGCGGGTTTCGCTTATGCGGGCTTCAAATAGCACGGTATCGCCTACCTGTTCGCGGCTTTCCACAATGCCTATAGGCATAGAACTATCGTGGTAAAGATACATTTTTGGTTTCTTGCCTTCTAACGGCAAAGCACCATTAGCAAACTTTACTTTTTGACCGTCCGAAACTACGGCTTCGACGTCGTACTGTACCGCTACGCCCGCTAACGTTCGTCGGGGCATTTTCTCGTTAGCGGGCGCAGCGTCTAAATTTAAATTTTGCGGCACTAATCTAATCATCTATTTCTACCGTTTCTACTTCTTCGGCTTCTTCTGGTTTTATTTTTTCTTGTTGTTCTAAATAGCTTTCAATGTCGAAGCGTACTACTGTTCCGCGTGGTAACACGTTATTTGCGCTTAACGTTTCTTGTATGCAGTCAATATAAGGTTTGACGCCGAAGGTATATAAATCGCGTGAAGCTTCGGCGCTACTGACATAAGAATAATTACCAATGCTGACGGACACTAAGTAGGCGGGGACGTTTGCAATTCGCGCTATTTCTTTTGCTTGATATTCGGCGGCGTCAATTAAAAGCATTTTGTCGGGCGTCGCCATATTTGGTATTACTTCTACAAATTCGTTAACTGCGCTAGTAGCTGAAGCGAACCGGGCTTCGTCGTAAGCGGCTGCTAAATCGCGTAACTCTTGCGGGGACATAGGTTCGCCGCCAGTTTGCCTAAGCGTTACTGCCGGTTGCAAACTGCTAGCGTTTCGGTTTCGTGCTTGTTCAAGTTTTAGCGCTGTATCTACCGAAGTAGCGCCAGTAAAAATAAGGCCTTGTATCGGGCTTAAAAATTGTATTAAATCTTCGTAGCGAATTGGTAGACCTTGAAATAAAACCTGTTTAGACGGGCCAAACCATACGCCGTTACTTGCTGCCTGGTCTTGCGTTGTAACTATTGCAGCTGGCAAACGTGTAAACGCACTTGGATAGCCTGAACTATCGCGGTCGGTTACATACCAAAAAGCGCGGCCATAAAAAAGTAAGTCGTCTAGCGTAAAACTTAAAATAAAATTATTTGTTACGCCTTTGTCAATACGCGATAGCCAGCTGCGCGGGGCTTCTGGTACTAACTCAATTTCTTCGCCGTTCCAAATTTCTTTATACATTTTTAATGGCAAACAACCAATAACCGAAGCCATTAAATCGCGGCTACGCGATATTGTCGGGACTTGCATAAAACGTTGTCTAATGCTGCCGTCTGAATACGCATAAAAGTTACCGATTTGCGAAGCACCAGCATTACTACCAGTTCGATTAGACGCAGCACCAGCGGCAGCTTTAACTATTTTTGCCGGTTCAGGTTTGCGCGTAAATAATGCCATTGGTTTAGTATGCCACACTTTATAAAAGTTTTGGTGGTAGGTAGCCGCCGCAGTCACCCTACGAGAAAGTTAAGAAACTCGACGGCTACCCGCGTTACACATTAGCCGAAACACAAACTAAATAGCGTTACGGTTACTAACAATTAACGGCTTACCTATTGTGGCCGGTTTGCTGACCATAGCAACCGCAAACACTAAACAGCGGGCTAACTCGATAGGGCCTGGACTACGCAAACTAGACAAAGTTATAGCGCCTTGATTTTTGACTGCTACGGCCCGTTCTACGTGCTGGGCTAAAAGTGCGCTGCCGTCGTGCCGTATTTTGCCTTCTAAAATTGCTGCCCTAGCGCCTACCGTCCAGCGTTGTAATTCTCGATTACCGACAATAGAAGCGCGGCGTTCAAATTTTGTTGGTAAAGACATTTCAAACGCTGGCGTAATAAGTAGCCGCGTCGTTTGGTCTTGGCAAGCGTTTTCTACAGCCTGCCAACATTCAGCCAAAGTATCTTTAATAAATTCGACGGCTAACTGTATTTGGCCTCTACCGTTTAGCGCAGCCCTAACGCCTACATATCGGGCTTCGTCTTGGCTTTGTTCGATAGCTAAAACGCCGCCTTTAGGCATTGGGTCAGCTGTTACCAGTTTGTCAAAAACGCCAGGCTGCAGCCAACCGTTAGCGCTGGCCGTCCACAAATTTACGCTACTTCGTAAAAACGCGTTACGGTTTGGCTGTTCGGCTTCTGACGCTATAACGTCCAGCGTTAACGTGCTGCCTATAGCAGGGTTTGCTTTTATCCACGCTTCGGGCGTCATTGGGTCAATATCGCTATTAGGTGAAAATTCGCAGAAATAAAGCGAAGTAGTTTTTTTTTCGTCTATTGCCCGTAAACCCTGTTCACGCCATTTCTGCATTTCTTTACTGCTTTCGTCGCCAGCTGTCGAAGTCATAAACAACAGCGGACTTTTACGGGTACGCATAGTAGGCAACAGTCCTACGCTTACGCTGTCTGGCGAAACCGCCCAAAGTTCATCTATGCAAACTAAATCAGCTGTAAGACCGTGAAACGAAGTCGGGGTAGCAGCGCGAACTAGCCAGCGTGTACCGTCTGGCAAATTGGCTTCGTTACGGCCTACTGCCCAAGTTAAAATAGCCCCAAATTCTT